CTTAAGTCCGTTACGCTCTATCTCAGTGAGCGTTTCCGTCATCTCAAGCGAAAGCCTTAACGTCGGTAGTAAAGTCCGTTCCATAACATAGTTCCTTAAATGTAGTGCCAAAGGCATCAAGCTGTTTCAAGGCCACTTCTTCTGTGGCGAGTACGTCAGCTTTTCCATACTCTTCTACTATCTCCCACGGTATGTCGTAGAAGGTCTTGCCGTTCTTGAGGTACGGCGCAACAAGGTCTTTCTCTTTTTGGGTGACGTTATACTTTTCTGCAACAGCAGCAAGTCCAAGAGACCAACGCTGGGCTTTTGCCAAAATATATTCCGCAACCATCGTATCATAGACTTCTCCATTAAAAAAGAAACCACACTCTCTAATCCATGATAAATCAAACTTGATGTTGTGTCCAACAATTGTGTCAGCTTCGTTGAGTGCTTCCTGAAACAACTCAGGTGCAAAGTCGTGGGGTTCCCTGTCTGCATGGTAGTAGCAGTGGTAGTGTACGTGTGGTGATGACAAACGCTTGTACCCGATAGATACAAGGCGATTACCAAAGTAGGGCAGGGCTGTTGTCCCACCTGTTTCTTTCTGTATGTGGGTTGTTTCTACGTCGAAGGTTAATACGTTCATCGGTGTTCCTTTTTCATATATTCTTTGTTTAATTCTGTCTTTACTTGATGACAATTCTTACACAGAATTACACACTTTCTAACCTCTAAGATCAAATTCTCTATGGTTCCTAACGTCATCCTAGATACTGGCCTGATCTTAGTTTCTATATTTATGTGGTCAAAATCTAAAGAGCCAGCGTGTTCGCTGTAGCCACACCGCGAACAACCCTTTGCAATCTTATACTTGCTCAACCAATACTTTCGCCTGTCTCTTCTTTTTGCAGCGTATATTACTTTACGAGCCTTTTGTTTTTTTGTTCTTTGTGGCATCAGTAGTAGACTCCACTATTAATGTCAATCTGTGCATTGATCATACCATGCCATCCGTTGAGTTTGTTTTTGGATACGCAGATATGCCTGACTGTATTCTCTACCTCGCTTGATCCTGTCTTGCCTATGCCAATAATGATGTCAGCCTCACCAGCCTTACCTGTTCGTGAGTTGTCAAGCATTGAGTAGTCAATCCACTGCCTGTCGTGTGCATCGTAGCTTGCCTGACTAACAGCCCACAACAGTAGTTTGTTTCGTTTTGCTATTTCACGTGCAACAACGTAAGTCTCCTTAAGTCGTTCATCCCCACGATTGTACTCACCGGACACACGAAACTTGTCAAGCTGGTCACAGAACATAACATCTGGAGTATTAAGCTTGGCGTACTCATCTATCTCCTCAACAGATGTACCCACCGAATCCATGATAGTCAGTAGTGGGGCTATCTCTTCTTGGTAGCGATGACCTAAAGAAACCCGTTGCTCTACCATCTGCTCCCGTGTCAACTCAAAGTAAGACTGAATGATACGCAGCTTAATCTTTGGTGCTGGCTCTTCGTTAGCCCAGTAGGTTACCTTGAAACCCTGCTTGACGTACGATGCTGCAAGAAAACAACAGAAAGTAGTTTTACCTACTTCTGGTCTGGCAAACAAGATGCCCAAGTTACCCCGATCAAGACCTGACACATTCTCTGCAATCAGGTCAAAGCTGAAAGGGAAGTCGGGATCACCTGCTTCCTCTTCTAACAGCATGTCCAAGTCCTGCTCTACCTTAGTGTAGGTAGTTTTGTCACTGATGCGTCCGTCCTCTACTGTGTCAATCAGTCTGCGTAACTCACCAAACTCCTCACTGTCACCCGTGAAGATGTCAATTGCTTTCTCACCAATCAGACGAGCGCGATCACGCAGCCAGAAGTTGTGTACCAAGTCAAGATGTAAGTCAGCATTGTCAGCATTACCCACATCAAGTTTGGCTATTGTCTCATGCACCTTGTTGCGGGTTGCTTCCGGCATAGCAGGGTTGCGGTCATTAAACAAACTGCTAAGTTCTGACTTGGTTAAGTCCTTTGCATATTTTGTGTGAGAGAATGTCAGTGTGTCAAATATGTCACGCATCTCTCTGTCAAACATAGACCTATCAATAATGTTCTTTACGCTACCAAAGAAGTCAGCGTTAAGACAGAAGCCTAGTATTTGTTTATCTATCGATACGGTTTCGTAAGAAGTCATCTCGTTCGTCCTTTGTCATGTTCTTTAAGTCACGGGGTAACACCATGAGTTTGGTTGGGACTACTCTACATAGGGTTTTTACCATGTCAATTGCTTTGTCAGTTGCATCTTTGTCAAGAGCAACATAAATCTTCTGGTAATGGAGCAGTTGAGGTATGTACTCTTGTAGTAGTGAGGTTCCCAGTAGTGCAACTCCTGTTACCCTATCGCTGATTGAGCAAGCACTTCCGCAATCTTCAACGATAATGGCTTGACTACTATCACCCACAATAAAAGGCTTTCTACTATCCCCATAACGATACCATTTCGAACCCCTCCCATCAATTGCTCTACCTACCGCATCCACAACTTTGTTGCCATCCTTGACAAGAAAAACGACACGGTTTCTTTTAAAATCATAACGAATGTCAGCCCGACCAGCCAAGTACGCATCGTAAGCATGTACAGATCGAACATAAAGTTCCGCATCTAAGTTACGGGAAAGACTAACAAAAGTGTCAGGCATCTCGTAAGTGTTACTAGTACGGGGAACAGACGGCTTAGTCTGTGACCTAGACAGGGCATGTTTAGCAAAGTCTTTTGTCAGAGTAATGCCAGTTCTACCTGACACATTACAGTCAGCGTGAAAACAAAACCACAGTCGTTGCAGTCCGTCATCACTTACGCTAAAAGTATTCTTTCCGGCACACACGGGACAGTCAGATCGGTAACGACCCAACGGGGGTATGTCCAGTGACTCTACATAGCCTTGTAACCAAGATGGTGATTTCATGCCATATCGATAACACGCCAAATAAAATCATGTCAACCCCTATTTTTTGGTTGACGGCTATTGACAGGGTGTGTTACCTATTACGTAACCTACCCCTTAAGGGATATCCTATTATGAAAGTATATAATAAAATCAACCCCATAGCAAAGATACTAAGGGATAAGAAGTATAGTAAACAAGTTATCCCCAGTAAGAAGAAGGCTAACTTAGATAAACTATCTGAAAAGGAAGCGCGGGATGCCGAGACCAAACAAGATACTTGAACCCACAAAGACTTACAATCTGTTAATGAAGGAGGAACAGTTTGACAAGCTTGCTTACGTTGCACACGAAATGCAACAGACATCACTTGAACAGGTTGCAGTCGCTGACCTAATGAGGGAAGCACTGGACATATACGTGGAAGCTTACGAGGAAGAACATGGAATCATTGAAAACCAAAAAACTTGAATTGGAAATTGTCAGGCGAAGTTACGACGACAGGTGGATTGTCAACGCTCCTATATCTTCCGCTCGTATTGGGGAAACAGATAGGGACGCAATCAAAAGAAAAGACTGTGTAGATTATTTAATGTCACTGTCTGTTTTTGTCGGAAAAAGTGAAAATGAGTGTCGTTTGTGGGTTGACAGAAACAAACAAGCACTGGTAAAACTAGGGACACCTTACGAAGTCGCTTAGTAGTAAGGTTGAACAGGGGGAGTGGTTACCCCTTGTCCTTTCGATGGTTGGTTGAAGAGCGGGGCTGGATTCATTTCTAGTCCCGTTTCTTTTTTTGTTGACACCCCTGTTTGTTTCCGATATTGGTTACTAATCAACTGCCAGATAGGAGAAACCAGATGGCTACTAAACTAACCCATGCTGAATATGCAACCAAACACACAGAGATATTTGCTCATATGTCAGCAAACTTTCTAGCTACACCATTGCCCAGTGACTGGGATACATGGAACGAAGAAAAGCTAGAAGACTTTATTAATGACAATCACTGGGAACCGTTTGAATACTGGGATGCCCACGATGTTTACGAATTGATTGACCAACTAACGGTTGACGTTATGAGCCTGATGGGATTTGAGATGGGTGATGGTGAACGAACTTGGGAAGTTAAGGTGGAAGCAACGACAACCCGTGAAGTCATTGTCCACGCTAACACAGAATATGAGGCACAGATAAAAGCCCAGATAGATATGGTGGGCTTAGTCGGTGGTGAAAATACCAAAGTACTATCTGTTAAGGAGACAACCGATGAGTAAACCAAATAAACTACTCGACCCAAATCAATCATACTCAATTGGCGTATGGGATATGCCCGTCTATTTAGTAGATGATTGCGGGGAGCCTGTTCGCAATGAGGATGGAACTATCGCCATCTTCAGCATACCAAATTATGATTACTCATATCTTTGCGATGGCGTAGATATAGATGAATTAGAATTGCGCGAAAAGGGGGACGATTACGATGATTAAGACCGACAAAGTATGGCTGCAACTAACACGCACAGAGGCTAACGCCCTGATGGTGATGTTGGATAGCGAGATGGAATCACGTTTTGAGTTTGATGGGATTGACTTAAAGGAATGGGAACAGCTAGACTTGGAAGCATATAAGCTGCTGGCTTTTCACAAGTATAAGACATGGTATTGGGAGAATTGCGGTGATTAAAAAGTACACAGAAGAACAGATTGCCAACGCAGTAACCAACTGTGTGGAAAGCTGGGACAGAGACAAGCTTGTCGGCTATGCGTCACTGCGTTTGTACGTAGAATTTATGGACAGGTCACGCCCTGTCGGTGACATAGATGATTTGATTACAGAGTTTGGCGATGAGTAAGATGAGCGACTGGTCAATCCAGCTAGAGGAAGACTTCTGGGACACTGCAAACACGGTTATTGGTAGCTGCGAACACTTTGGGGAGTTTTTACGGGGAATGGAACCCTACCGCGATTGGGTGGGAGTACGTGACAAAACCGAATACGCCGAAATGTTAGCGGATGCGTGGTATGATTTCTGGAGTGACAAACGATGAAACGTAAAATATTGTCAACGAATAATGTCAGCCCAAATATTGTCAGCAATAAACGAAAAACAACACTAAATCCAGACCACCCCTGCGATACTTGCGGGGAACCGGCGATGGTGGTTGAGCTTGACCGGTTCTTTTCTTGTCCAGACTGTTATCTAAAAAAACAGGGGCAGCAAATAAAAGGGCTTGACCATGCCGGATATTACCCGTAAAAGAAACCCAACCTAAACCAACTAAGGAAACCAACCGATGAAAAAGCGAATCCACATAAACCAACACGTGATACGGGCTAATGCGCGTAATAATGAAAACAAACCAGTAATCACAATTAAGACCAGCAAGCGCAATATCTACGCTCACAAGGTTGATATTGGCGGCTCGTCTACTGTCGTCTATTCCCCTGATAAACCGCTATCGTGCGGGGCTAAAGTTTGGATAGAAACAAACGCGCCGGTTTCGTGTCAGTGTTATGATGAAGTTGTTATGATGAGCGGGGTTTATAGCTAATGAAACGCGCAACAAAACTAGCTCACAAAAAATTAGTCAACAATATCACCCACTGCTATTTAGATGCCGACCCAATACAGATTCAGGGCGGGATGGCTTGGTATGCTGCGGCATACGATGCAGCCTATGATATAGGCAATAAATATGGGATAGGTGTTTACCTTGTGGTGGCTGTTATTTCTGCACTGTCGCCAAACAATAAATGGTCTCGCAATGTTAGCAATGCCGATGCCTTAATAGGCGCATTTCTAAAGGGTGATGGTATTGATTCAGTTAAGGTTTCGACCTATCACGCTATGAAAAACAAGGCTTGGGGAATCTTGGCAGAACGACCCACCTATGATAGAGCAAAGGCTATGCTAAAGGGGCAAAAGATAACGTCCTTTTTCTGTGACATCATGGGTGAATTTAACGTAACCATTGATGGTCACGCACGAAACATAGCCTACAACGAGCGAATCGGGTTGACCGATGATAAAACCAATATAGGCAAGCGCGAATACAAGGCATTGCAGGAAGCATACAAGGAAGCTGCAAACGATGCCGGTATCATGCCGTATCAATTGCAGGCTATTACTTGGCGTGTTTGGCGGGATAGGTATGGGATAACTTAGGGGAAATAATGTCAGGCCATGCTTTATCAGTTGGCAAATATTGTCAGTCCATGCCTAAAAGTTTTGGGCTACCATGCCGGATTGGTTGTTGGTTTTCCACTGGCGGGGGTAGCGTCGGACAAGTTGAGTCGCGGGGCTTGTCCAAATGGGGCGGGGCGGGGATTTTTCCCGCCTCGTTTTTTATCTAGATTTACTATTGACCCATCCGGCAGCGGGTGGCATAAACAAATCAAGGCTGGTTGCAACAACCATGCCAACAACTAAAGAAAAGGAATAACTAACCATGTTTGATTTAATCCCAACCCAATCTGTCGATAATGCAAGGGCGAAAGGCAGCGACCTTTCATCTGTGCATCACGATATCTTTGATTGTGCTGTCTACGATGAATTTGCCAGTTTCGAGCCGGTGCCAGTCGAGGCTGTCACGACCGACCCGAACGGCATTGTTGAGATGCAGCCGATGAAATATCACGCTTTGCAAAACACTCGAACAAATCGCGTTGTTGATGTGGTGCCGTTCAATCGGGAAACCTACAATCTAACACCCCATGCCGAACTGATGCGGGAGCAATCTGGCATTTTGGCCGGTTCCGGGCTTCGTGACTACATGGACAATGTAGAAGTTTGTGATCGCGTCTACGAGGAAGGCTTGCGGGTTCACCGGACAATTTACTTTCACGATCTGATTGACCGCAGCCGGACAAGATCAGGCCAGCAAGATGATAGTCGTTGCCGTCTGGATATCTTTAACAGTGTTGATAAGTCTTGGACGCTGCAAGTATTCAGCGGTGCATATCGTGATCTTTGCCGCAATACTTTGGTATTTGGTGGCGAGAAGGCATATCACCAAAAGGCCAAACACACCAAGAACATGAACACTGGCGCACTCATAACAAAGGGCGTTTTGGGCTTGGAAATGTGGGATAACCAGCGGGACACGATGCAAGCCTATCGTGATACCGGCATGACCGAAAAGCAGTTCAATGACGTTTTGATTGATTCCGGCTTGATCGACAAGGTGGGCAAGGTTGCCGAAAATAACGATGAATTGAAGGTCAATCAAAAGAAGCTTGCGACCCTGCTCGATCTTTACAGCAAGGAAACCCGCGAATTAGGGCAAACGATGTGGGCGGCATTTAATGCTTTGACCCACTGGTCAACCCACTTGCCGGATGCCAACAAGGGCGGCAGGATTGAAAAGAAACAGCTTGATAAGTCAATTGCCGTTCGTGATCTAACCCAGTCTGACGCATGGCTAAATCATGCCGGAATGGTAGCGGCATAGTTATGGGTGAATTTATCGCCAATGCTTACAAGGTTGTCTGGATCATCTTCCTTGTGCTTGCAATACTAATGATCCTTTAACCAACGCCCGATGGGCAGGAAAGAAACCAACCATGTTTAATTTACCACAGACATTAAGAGCCGAACTTCACAGCATTGAGGGACGTATTGAAGAGGCAATCCGTCAGGATGAACGCCAAAAGCTTCTACAGCGCATTGCGGCAGAATACCAAGATCGTAATGGCGAGACCTCAAGCCTAAATCTTGGGGCTTCGGCGGCGAAAAAGCTTCAGCAGCGGCGCGGGTTTCATGCGACTAGTAAGCTTGGTAAACTTTATCGTTGCCTTGCCAGTCGCACATATGCGGTAACAAAGAACACCCTAGCCCGTGAATCTGGCATGACTAACAAGTCTGTTTATCAGGGCATTTCTACCCTGCGCGGAAAAGGCTATAAGATCGAGTCTGTTTTCGGCAAGGGATCAAAGGCACGTTATAGGCTTGCCAGCTAGTCCGGCAGCGGCTATAACAATCAGGCGGGGCAGTTGTTGCTCCGTCTAAACCAACGAAGAAGGAAACAAACCAATGAGCAAATCAGTTTTAAACATTACAGAAGAGACCAAAGCATCAGACCTTTTGGTACTTGATAAGGAAGCACTCATTACTATTCGCAATCTTGCCGATAGCATCTACCAGCAAATGGATTGCTTGCGCAATGTGATGAAGGCGGCAGGGATTCCCAGCTATTCATTTGACAAGGAGAACACGGTGCAGGTTTACGCTGAACAGTTGAAGATCATCAAGAAAGAATAGCCGGAAACAAACCACTTCCTCCCTGAACTTAGCCCCACTTGACTAGATCGGTGGGGTTCTTTTTTGCCTGTCGTCTGAAGTAATACCAGCGGGTTGATATGGCGGGATAAATCACGGTTTGGGTGTGGTGGTATTTGTTAGGGAATGCACCCTTGATATCTCCACTATAAAATAACCGGCATGTATAACTTGTCTGCCAAAAATCTATAAACGAGTGGCGCGGCGCGTATACAGGGGAAAAACAGGCGGGGGTATTCCGGCGGGATTGTCCAGCGGGTGGCATCCTTGGTATTGGCAATAGGGAGAACCTTTAAGGGGGTTGCAAGGGCCACCGGGGGGTACCGGTACCTTGCTAGCAATACCCCCAGCGATTTTATTTTTGTAGGGTTATCGATACGACTAAAAAACAACCCCTCTGGGGTATCCCAAAGGGGGTACAGGGGAGTTCCCCAGAAAGAAACCCCTACGCAGCGAAGCGAAGGGGATGTGATATAGGTTTACCCGGCAGGACTTAGTCCTATCATACAGTCAGAATCTCATTTTGTCAAGAAAAAAGCCCAAGATTACTCCGTTTTTATTTTTATTATTGACTTGTAGGGATATAACGAGTATACTTGTGTTGTGGGGCTAGATACATCTAGCACATCCCGACAGATTTCCTCTTGACTTGTAACAACAGGGCGATGTAGGCTAATAAATCGGTCCCACAACTCCTATAAAAGAGCTAATCCCATGTTTGAAGCATCCCTACTCGTTTGTTTAGTTGTTTCTCCTGAAACTTGCATACAACTAGATGACACACAAGGTCCACACGCCTCGAAAAATGAATGCGAACAGCGCGTAAACGAGATGGCAGAGTTTGCTGTGTCGGCTAATCTGTTTGAATTGGACATCAAGTGGAAATGCACACAAACATCAGGACTGAAAGTCAGGTTTTATGAACCTTTTACCTCAACAAAAACAAAAAGACCGTCAGCTTACCCCGCAACAGAGTCACTTCCTAGAACTTCTCTTTGAAAATGGCGGTCAGGTAACTGCCGCCGCTATAGATGCAGGGTATTCTCGTGGTTCAGCCGCATGGTTGAAGGCCAGCCTTGCTGATGAGATCATTGAACGCACCAAAACCATCCTAGCTACCAACGCAATGAAGGCAGCTAACCGCGTGATCTCGACGATAGACAACCCCGCCCCAGAACGAGGTGATGAACTACGCCTCAAAGCCGCCGAATCACTCCTGAACCGCGTAGGAGTGGCAAAGCAGGAACAAATCAACCACAATGTAACCGCAATACACGGAGTAGTCCTGCTACCCCCCAAGAAAGAGGTCGTGATCGATGGCTGACGATAAAGAAAAAGCTCTAGCCGCTACGGGTGCTTTTGCTGCCGCATCAGGTGCAGCAGTATATCTTGGCACAGAAGATGATCGGCGTATAAAAGATAAAAAGAAGAAAAGAAAAGATCGACAAACTGCAACGTCGCAAGCACGTACGGCAAAAACAAACGCTGCACAAGCAGAATTATCTCAAGAAAAGATAAAACAACTAGAGCAGATACAGTCAAAAGACCTCAGTACTGAAGATAAAAAGATTAAGACTGAACTTATCAAACGAGAAAAAGATATTATCAAGGGAATGAAACCTGCATCTCTTGCAAAGACTGCAGCAAAGATTGGTTTGAAAAGAATCCCCGCTGTAGCAGCTTTCCTAGCTATGTTTAGTTCTACACCTGCTTATGCACAGGGCGGCAAGGTTTCTCGTGGACGCGCTGCACAGGGAAGTGCCGAAAAGAATGGCTGAAGCCGCACCGAAGCGTACCTATCACCTATCTACCGCTGAACGTGCGCGAAGAGCAGCCCAAAAGAAACTGCGTGGTGCAAAGAAGAAAGCCCAGCAAGCCACAAAGAAGGCAGAGACACAAAGAAAGAAAGCCCGTGATCTTGAAAGCACTATTGGACGAGTTGAGAAAGCTATCACAGCAAGCGGCACTGCAACGATTGACGCTGCCGATCTCAAATCACTTCCCCCGGCTGTATCCGATCTCGTGGGAGATTCCGAAGTTGTCTTTCAAGCTAACCCCGGACCCCAAGAGGAGTTTCTTTCGGCGGGAGAGCGGGACGTTCTTTACGGTGGGGCTGCTGGTGGCGGTAAATCGTTTGCTTTACTTGCTGATCCCCTACGGTATTGCCATAACCCCAATCATCGGGGTCTTCTTCTCCGGCGTACTCTCGACGAACTAACAGAACTAATTGACAAGTCACGCCAGCTATACACGAAGGCGTTTCCCGGAGCCAAGTTCCGCGAATCCAAATCAACGTGGGTCTTTCCATCTGGGGCTACGATCTGGTTTACTTATCTAGACAGAGACAAAGACGTTACCCGCTTTCAGGGACAGGCATTTAACTGGATAGGCATCGATGAGATTACCCAATACCCTACACCGTATGTGTGGGACTATTTGCGTTCTAGGCTTCGTGCTACTGATCCTGAACTTCAAGAACACCTGTACATGCGCTGCACAGCCAACCCCGGAGGAGTGGGTGGCTGGTGGGTCAAGAAGATGTACATCGAAGGTACCCCCGAAAACAAAGCATTCCCTGCTTTTGACCTAGACACTCGCAAGACATTTGCTTGGCCTAGTGGTCACGAAAAGGCAGGTCAGCCGCTCTTCTTCCGAAAGTTCGTTCCAGCGCGGTTGACAGATAATCCCCACCTCATGGCTGACGGTCAATACGAGGCTATGTTGCGTTCGCTCCCAGATGTCGAACGGAAGAGACTTCTCGAAGGGGATTGGGATGTGGCAGAGGGAGCAGCCTTTCCTGAGTTCTCACGAGTGAAACATGTGGTCGAACATTTTGACATTCCCACGAACTGGCCCCGCATACGAGCCGCCGACTACGGGTACTCCGCGCCGTCTTGTGTACTATGGGGTGCGATTGACTGGGATAATAATATTTGGGTTTATCGTGAATTATACGCTAAACACTTGACAGCCGAGCAATTAGCTGATAGAATACTAGAAGCAGAACAACTTGACCCGTTACCTCACTATACCGTACTCGATTCTTCCTGCTGGAACAAGACCGGATTCGGCCCATCTATAGCAGAGGTAATGATGCGGCAGGGAGTTCGCTGGACTCCTTCTGATCGCAACCGTGTTCAGGGAAAGATGGAAATACACCGTCGTCTGGCAGATGACCCATACTCACAGGAACCACGCATACGTTTCTTTTCATCCTGCCAGAACATCGTGAAACAAATAGCTGGTATACCCCTCTCCAAAACCAACAGCGAAGATGTAGATACCAAAGCTGAAGATCACGCATACGACGCACTTCGATACATGCTGATGACACGAATGAGCGGATACGCTTCGATACACCAGCAACTAGGCGCAATCAAGAACCACGTACACATGGTTCAAGATGAAGTATTTGGATACTAAGAATGGCTGAACTAACCCAACAGGAAAAGAAAGTTGTTGCTGCGTTTCAAAACGTACAGCAAGCATTGTTTCCTAGCGGTGAAATTCCATCCATGAATGAGATACGGTCACGTATTGAAGCTGGAACTCAAACTGTTTCAGATTCTTTTATTGCTGACATGTACAATAAGGGTGTGCCGGATGAGCCGCTTCTTTCTGAGCTAGATCAAACAAAAGATTTTTATGCCAAGTTTGAAAAGACGTTTTCAAGAGAAGTATCTGGTCCTGCACCAAACACACAGGGTATCAGCGGCAAAATAAACAGCCTGTCAAGTAAAGTAGACCTAAACTCTTCCTTCACAGAGCTTGAAGCTTTTTCAAAACAAGATGCCAGTGGTATAACTGAGAGTTTTCGTAGAACTAACATTGATCCCCTTGTTACGGCAAACCAAAATGTATTAAACCGTAAGCTATCGCGCACAGGAGCCGCTAAAGGCACCCGTAAGCTTGCGAAGGGTGCTATACCTGCTGAAGTCCTTCAGTCGGTCTTACAGGGCATTGGTGACATTCCTGACCCTGTAACAAGAGATGCTGTTATGGCTTCTCTTCTTGGGTATCGTGGTGAAGACCTTTCAGGTATGCGTACTTCTCGTGCGCTTGCAGTTCGTTCAAAACCCGTTCGTCCCTTCTACGACAGGGAAGCTGGTATTTCTCGCGATCCTGAAGTTGCTACGGGGGGTGGTCGCAAAGCAAAAGGTCCAGACAAACCCGCTGGTCCTGTCCTTAGAGAGATACTAAATCGTCGGTTTGATTCTGCTGGACCTACAGGTGAACTCTTTCCGGGTATGACAACAGGAAAGATAAGTTCTGCTCTAAAGAAGCACGTATTTCCAAAGATACCAAAAGAAGTTCAGGACAAGCTACTAACAAAACCTTCTGGTTACACTGACCTTCGCCGTATCACTGCTTCTGCTATTGCTAATCAGCTTGGTCGTCCTGATCTCGCAAGTGAGATTATCAGCCACAAGGGTGGGGGTGACGACTTACTTGACAAGGTAATGACAGGTTACTACACCGACGTAGAAGATATAGGGGGTTTACAGCAGCGCGGTGAAATCCTTGTAGCCTACGAAAAGATGATGGCTGATGCTGTTGGGGCTACTGACGCAAAGGGATTAGGTGAAGCACTTCGGTTAGACCTATCTCCTGAGTTTAATGCCCAGTACCCAGAAACAGAAACGTTAGCTCGTCCAACTGGTTCAACTGTTGATGTCACTCCTGCAACTCCAAAACAAATTGCACAGGGAGAAGAGCTTCGCGCACAAAAGACTAGAGAGGCAACTGCTGCCTCTTTTGCTGCAGAACAGTCCAGTCTGGAAGATGCAGAAGCAAGACTACTAAAGAGAGCAAGCCAAGCTCCAGAGATTGTCGAAGCAGAACGCAAGCTTGCAGAAGCCAAAGCCGGATCGAAAAAGGCAGCCCAAGTAGCATCAGGAGAATCCTTCTTGCAGAAGGCTCTCAAGATGGCGAAGAAGATACCCGGACCTGTCAAAAGAGTAATTCCTTTTGCTGGTACTATTCCTGCACTTTACAACGTGCCAATTGTGCAAGAGGGTCTGGCTAGTCAGATGGAAGACATAGGCATTCCACGTAGTATTGCTGATCCTGTAGCATATGCAGGTGCGGGGGCTGATTTTTTAATAGGAGAAGTTGCTCAAGTTGCTCCTAGCGACGTTATAGAAGTAGGAAGATCGATGGCTTCTCCTGTAGCTGATCCCGGATCGGCCCGTCCTATTGAACGAGTGATGGCAGATCAACCGGAATTGTTTAATCAATCTAATCAACCACAGATTACTAAGCCTGTAAAAATACCCGACCCCGTTCCGACCCGACAGGGAATGCTATCTGCAGGTGGAGCAAAGCAAAGAGTTAACCAAGCAAGAAGTGCCGCGCTTGCTGGTGAAGAAACATCAATGAGCGGTTCCTTTCTAAATTAACCCATAGGGGAGATAAACCTATGCCTGACAATAACTACAACTACGGCACAGCATACGTAATGAACTCTGACAAGGTCAGCGTCGATACAGATGAGGGTGCATCAAAGCTTTACCGTGAAGGTCTGGAATTTAAAACTCGTGTACAGACAGGCCCAATCACAGAAGATATGCCAAAGAAGCAAACTAAGCCAACAGTAGAAGCTTCATTCCACAAGATGGCAGACGACAGAAACTACTTTAGCTAGGACTTCAAATGTCTGATAATTTCCTACAACCCCCAGACGATAATGAAGTTGTAGTCGTAAACCCCGAAGAAGAGATGCCCGGTCTTGCCGCGCACATCCGAAAGAAGTTTCAAGATTCCGAAAATGGTCGCTTTGCTTACGAGCAACGATGGCTAAAGGCATTCAAGAACTTTCGTGGTATTTACGACTCAACTACTCAATATCGTGACAGTGAAAAGTCTAAGGTATTCATTAAGATTACCAAGACAAAGGTGCTTGCTGCTTACGGACAGATTATTGACATCTTGTTCGCAAACAAAAAGTTTCCGTTGGTTGTAGAGCCAACTCCTGTTCCCGAAGGTATTGCAGAGTTTGCTCACATGCAAACCCCGCTTGATGAGATCATTGATCCCTATGGATTTAAGGGAGATGGAAGAACCCTAGAACCGGGAGCGTTAGAAGCTTCCCCACCTAGCGGCGACTTCTTAGGGGGATTAAAAGACAGATACAACGGTGCGCCTATCGTAGAAGGACCAGCTTTAGCTGGAGAGCCACAGATTTCTCCCGCACAGAAAGCTGCCCTAAACATGGAGAAGGTCATTCACGACCAGCTTCTTGACACAAGTGCAGTCAATGTATTTAGAAGTGCTATCTTTGAAGCATCTCTTTTAGGAACAGGGGTCGTAAAGGGTCCGTTTAACTTTACTAAAAGAGTACATCAATGGGAGCGAGATGACGAGGGTTCTCGTGTGTATGCCCCCTACGAAAGAATTGTTCCGCGTATGGAACATGTTTCTGCTTGGGACTTTCACCCTGATCCAGCAGCAACAAGCATAGAAGATTGCGAATACGTCATACAACGACACCGTATGAACCGCTTGCAGCTTCGTAATCTTATCAATCATCCGTATTTCTACAAGGATGCTATTGAAGAAGTTATTGCAAAGGGATCAAACTACGAAGACAAGTACTACGAAGATACTATTCGTGAAGATGAAACCGAAGCATACTATCAAGAGAACAGGTTTGAGGTTCTTGAGTACTGGGGAGTTCTTGATGCTAAGTTTGCACAAGAAGTTGGAATGGATATTCCCGATGGCTTAGACCCAATCGATCAACTACAGGTAAATGTGTGGGTTTGTGGTAATTGCGTTCTTCGTTGTGTCTTAAACCCGTTCACACCAGCACGTATTCCCTATCAAGTCTTTCCATACGAAATCAACCCGTATCAAATTTGGGGCGTTGGCGTAGCGGAAAACATGGAAGATGCACAGATGTTGATGAACGGTCACGTTCGTATGGCAATTGACAACCTAGCACTTGCAGGTAACTTGGTCTTTGACGTAGATGAAGCTAGCTTGGTTCCCGGACAAAACATGGACATCTTCCCCGGAAAGATATTCCGTCGTCAGTCAGGAGTAACCGGAACAGCTATTAACGGCCTCAAGTTCCCTAACACGGCACCTGAAAACATTCAGATGTACCAAATTAGCCGACAGCTTGCAGACGAAGAGACAGGTCTTCCGTCAATCATGCACGGTCAAACTGGAGTCACGGGGACAGGACGCACAGCATCAGGACTATCTATGCTACTAGGTGGAGCAAGCCTATCGCTCAAGACTGTAATTAAGAACATCGATGATCAACTGCTTAAACCTCTTGGAGAAGCATACTTTCAGTGGAACATGCAGTTTAACGACGATGCTCCCGATATTGAGGGTGACCTAGAGATTAAACCACGCGGCGTAGCTGCCGTTATGCAAAAAGAAGTTCGCAGTCAAAGACTGACTACTCTGCTGCAGACTGTATCCAACCCAATGTTAGCACCGTTTATTAAAATACCAAACCTCATGCGTGAGCTTGCTATTGCACAGGACATCGACCCTGATAGCTTGGTAAACGACGTAAATGAGGCGCAGATATTTGCAGAAATGTTGAAAGGATTAGCAGCTAATGCTCAACAAGGAACAGGCCCGGAAGGTCAGCCCACTGGTGACCCACAAGGAAGCGTGGGACAGTCTGGAGACGTACCTCAAGGAGCAAATCCAGATGACGCTTCGGGCGTTGGTGGGGGCCAGATCGGAACTGGAAGTGTTCCGGCTGCAGGGGAAGATAACTTCACTGGAAACGCTTAAAGGTTTAAAAGAAGACTATGATGCTGCTGTTAAAGCAAAGGATATCTAAGTGGCTATAAACTATAACACACTAGGGTTGCAAACTTATCGTCAACCCACGTACGACACAAATATGTCGTATATTGGTATGCCTATGCCAAAAGCATATAAACCATATCCTCTGTATGGAATAGGAACAGGTAGAGTTTCGGGAACAGGCGAAGTCGGCACAACCGTTTCAATGGAAGATCGTGGGGGAGATGAGCCGGGTGCTGGTTATGACACGTTAGGAATTAGCGCGGACATTCCATCGGGTAGTCTCTTAGGAAAAGTTACCGACTACGCCACAGAGACGTTGAATGACTATTTTGGTTTTCCTGAAGAAATTAACCAACTAACAGGAACAATGAGAGTAACGGGAATACCGGACATACTTGCAGCTATGATACCAATGCACATGTCGGCTCTTATGTCGCTGGGTGCTGCTGTCAGCCAGCAAAACCTTGAAAGCATCTTTGGTCAACAACAAGCTGGAAAACCGGGATACGGAGTAGGTACACTAGACAACGCAATTCTTGGTGTTTCTCCCAACGCAATAGCAACAGCTTTTGGTATGAGTCCTACAGATGCTGGGGTTTTGTCTGGTACCATACCTGACGCTCCCCCCGGAATAAGCCAGTCAGCGTATGAAGCTGCAATCATGGATGCTCTTCAAAACGTACAGTCTATTCCCGGAAGACCGGCTGTTAGCGGAATAGGGCCACCCTCTGCTGCTACGATTGGGGATATAACTGATGCTGTAAATTTAGATGTGTTTGGTACAATACAGGGACAAGATATGGGTCTTCCGGGAGGATATTTAACTTCTAGTTCTCCAAATCCACTAGGGCCGGATTTTGCTGACATTAACACTCCAGTTCGTACTTTGGACGTGTTTGGTAGACCTTTAGGATACGTGACTCTGGGGAGTAGTCCGCCGGACGGAAACTTAGGATTTGGAGGATTTTCAGCCGCTGAAGTGGGTAGTCAGTCAGGATTTGGTGTAACTGGTGCGCTTGGTCCCGAAGACATAGCATCTACAACTACTGGAAGTGTTCCCGGAAATAGAGGTCAACCACCCGGTATTGGTTTTGATAACACCGACAGCGGTCATACAGGAGGCAGTGCTGCGGACGGTAGCGAAGCTGACACAGGAGGGGGCTACGGAGGCTTGGGTCATGCAGTAGGAGGCCGTGTCGGTATGCAAACCGGTGGCACGGCTGTTACCGAAGGTTTCGTCAACAAAGACCCTCGCACCGTATCTGACAGTCAGGGCATAGCAGACAACAGGTTTACATCTGTACCACAGGGGTCGTTTGTAATGAACCAACCTGCAAACGAAATGTACAAGGATGATCTTGATGTAGTTCTTGGTGACGCTGAAAAACGAGCAGGATCAGACCAGAACAACGGAAACATGGTTGACGTAGCTCTGTCCGATGGGGAACGTCTGATACGTCCTGAAGTTGTAAACTTTGTAGAGAAGAAGTACGGCGGCGGATTTCTTGACAACATCAACAACACGGGTAAGCCTGAAGTGCAACGTCGTCAAGTTAAATACGGAGCTAAGATAGGCGCAGCAGACGGTGGATTTTTAGCCGATCAAGGTATGGAAGTAAAAGATGTAGGTGAAGATGTTCCTATAGAAGATTACCAACCCATATCCGAAGAGTTAAAAGCAAAACTAACTAAGTTTGCAGCTAAGAAACCTAAAAGAGGCGACATCAGGGACTTTATTAAGAGTTTACCCCCCGAAGAAAAACTTACAGTGTTATTCCTAACTGAAACACAATCTACTACAGACCCTATCGAAAGCATGGAAGCAATTGGCGAAGTGGTAAACAACCGTATAAAGTCTGACTATTATGATTTTAAAGGCATAAAGACTTTAGATGATGCTCTACTAAAGCAAACCAAGCGAGGAGCATTTCAGTTTTCAGGGCTAGAACCTTCTACGTTTTTTGAACGTGCTAAAGAAGTAAAGGGTGGTACAGCAAGTAAAGGTTTAGCTAAAGCATATGCTGCAGCCCAAAATGTCTTAGACCCCGAAACAGAAGGGGCTAACAGACTAGACCCTAACACATTATTCTACACTCGCAAAGACGCTCCTAGTCAGTGGATGCGTGAGTCTAAAGATTTAGAGTTTTCTACGGAACTGGGTGGACACGAGTTTTATCGTACGTTCGCAGCACCAGAATTTCCGTAAGAAGAATCCGTCAGCTACCCGCACAGCGGCCCTGACACAACCGACGCGGCTACCCACAGCCATGTGGCCCCGCAAGATGAGGTAAATACAATGGCAAAACAAGTACGCGGCATTCGTGCCAATAAACCTAACGACTCTTTCGGAACCATAAATAGCGACAGCTTGTACAAAGGCAACTATCGATCAGAAGTCTACGAAGACGAAGAAGATACCCCTGAAGTAGAAGCAAGCGAAGAACCCGAATCTACAGAAACAAAAGACTCAAGCTTTGTAGAGGCAAAACAAGAATCGCCAAATCACGACTACAAGAAACGGTACGACGATTTAAAGCGACACTACGATACAAAACTTGCACAATTTGAATCTGAAAAGCAGCAACTGCAACAGGCATCACAGGCAGCTAATGTCCCAATGCCCAAGACGGTTGAAGAGTTGGAAAAGTTTCGTGAAGAGTACCCTGATGTATATGGAGTTGTTGAGACTGTAGCGGCTATGCAAGCCGAAGAAAGAACTAAACACCTACAGTCAGAATTACTTGAAATTCAGGAACGCGAAAAAGAAACTGTGGTTCAAAGTGCATACCGCGAACTAATGAACAATCATCCAGATTTCATAGAAATTAAAGAGGATGAAGCGTTCTTAACGTGGCTTGGCGAACAGCCCGAATCTATTTCGGACGGTATCTACAAAAACAATACCGATGCTCGTTGGGCTTCAAGAGTACTTGATCTGTACAAAGCAGATGTTGGTATCTCTAAAAAGAAGCGAACCAAATCTAATGAAGCGGCAGCAGCCGTAGTAAAGTCTTCTAAAGCTAAAGACGTTGTGTCAGAAGCAGGAAGCGGTGAAAAAAGGATTTGGAAAGCTTCACAAATCGCCAAGATGCGTCCGTGGGAGTTCGAGAAGATGGAAGCTGAACTCGACCTAGCACGGCAAGAAGGGCGAATCGAACTAAACTCTTAAAACCTCAAAATAAAGAAGGAATAGAACATGGC